TGCCAAACGTCGGGGACGTCGTAGCAATCAGACCAAGGTACGGGCCAGTGGTGGTGTGGGTAGTCGAAGTGCGCAGCAGCGTATCCAGCATCAGTTGCTTACCAACTGCGTTAACCAGATTCGGGGCGCTTTCTTCCCATTTAACGTTGCCAGCAGCATCACGACATACGACGTTGTACACGCCTTCCATGCCGATGGTTTCATTGCCGGAAGCTTTGGTTTGGACGCTAACTACGGCGCTATCACCAACGTTGCCAGTTTCTTTGTACATATAAAACTCCTAACTAATACGAATGATGGCGTTCGATGAGTTCGCCGTTGGAAATTGAACGATGAAGTTCGGACCTGCTACTTTGTCGGAGCCAAAATCAAGAATCGCCACCGATTTGTTGCCTTGAGTACTATTGTAGATCAAAGCTGCGCGAGCTGTAAAACTAACAGAAGTCCATACAGCATCGTCAAACGACAAGTACGCGGTTGTCCCCGTGTACGTCGGATCAGGATTAACAACTAGGTCGATACCGCCCGCTACGTAGCCACCGTCAGATATTTCACCTTCTGTCGTGTACCCAGTTGTGCTGGCGTTTATTGCTGCGAAAGATGTGTACAGCGCGATCTTAAAAGTGTCCGGCGTCGTACTTGGGCGTACAACAGTCGTACCAAAAGCATGAACTCCATCAAGAAGCTCAGTTTTAAAGCTTGTACACATGGACTGCGTAATAGCCACAATATCCCCTTACTGGTATTTACCGCGCGGTAAAGGAGTTCTAAAGTTGTCGTTACGGGTACGGCCGTCTGCATAGCTTTTAAGCAGTGCCATGTTATCCATAAACAACTTCTCGTAGTTCTGCTGTACGTCGGCTTCGCCCTTAAGGAAGATATTTGCTTCCACCAGCGCGCCATATAGCAGGCACATAGGGTAGTTATCGCTGACCCATGTAGTGCCGGCTGTGACGGTGCTTTCCGGGTAATAATAGTAGTGCAGTTCTACCGTGTAATCTTCGCCGGGGGTTGGCCCCAAGATGAACGTGTTGTTGTCAAACTGCGCATAATACTTAGGCACGCCCGTATAGGTTGCGTCTGTATATGCCTGACGTATATAGCTCACGTCTTTCTGCAGAAGATACTCGTAGTTGTTTGTTGGCGGCAGTAGGCCATTTGAAACAATAGCTGCAAGCTCGTACGGCGCCAGAAAATCGACTGGACACGATAGATACTTGTTGTTGGCCGTCACATTACCCGTTACGTTTTTACGCAAAACAGGAATAAGCACCGAGTTATAGATGCGAAGTTCCGCATTGTCGATAAACGTATTGATGTTTTCCTCAAACGTTGTATCGGTGCTTTCCGTGAAGTCGATAATCGACTGTCGTAACTCGGCGTAATTCATTGCTTAGGCCAGCTTAGTGCTCGACTTAGTACCACGGGTAGCCGCACCAGTACCACGAGTTTTCACGGTCTGCGTGCTCGGGATATTGTTGGGGTAGCCGTTTTTACCGTAACCGTCATAGGTCTCGGTGTACTGCTTAGGCTGCTTGTACTTTTCAGATACCTTTGCCATTTGGGCCACTCCCCGCAGCTTTTTGGTTGTTGGCGCGTGCCATATTACGGCCGACCGCTTTCATAGCTGCGCTCTTGACGCCGCCACCCTTTACGGGTTTTTCACCGGTAAAACCACCGGTTTTCATTTTCTTCTCAGCCATCATGGCCTCCTTAAGAAGTTGTCACTGTAACTGTACCAACCTGCCCGACAGCAAGCAAGTCATTTTCGATATTAAATCCTACCAAGGCATTCTGGAAACCTACCGGTGCCCAACCCCATTGATAGTTTCTACTACCCATCGACGGCCCGCCAAACCCAAGTTCTGCGTAATTGGGCGGGTGGATGTCCACCTGCAGGCCGGTTTCCCCAGACTGCCAGTAGCTTAAATCCGGACGCGGCTGACGTACAGCCTGCGGATCTTCAACGGGGTACATACCCAACTGAAGCTGCGGATGGTCTGGATCCCAGCAAGTAGGACAGGCCTTAATGTTGACGTTCTTTGTCTTGATTACCAGCGTCTTTAGCTGCTTCAGCTTATAGCGAAAACCACAGACATCGCACTCGGCGATACTGTGCTTTCCACTGGAAAACTGATTAGGCATGGCTATTAACGCCCAGCAACATACTGCTGACGTGGAACAAACCGAACAGGCGCTTTTTCACGGTCTTCCGTGGCTGCCAGCTCGAAGGCTTCGTCGTACATTTGCTTCAGCATACCAATGCGATTTGGGTCCAGCTGCGGGTTCTTAAGCGCAACGTAGTACGCCAGCCCCGCCGTAAGCGGAGGTAAAAACCGGAACGGGATGTCCATTGTATTGACGCCAGAACCAGCGTTGTACATGCGGCGCAGGCGCCAGTAGACCAGTATGTAGTACGGGTTTTCCAGCGTACCTTGGTTCGGCACAGGCCACAGCTTAACGTTTGGCACCTCGATGTCGCCCTATAGTGAGTCGTAT